TCCTATTTCATCACAATATCCACAAACTTCTTCCCAATCACGCCGTTCTGCTTATACCCCCACAGCCTGAGCAGGTCGTTCACGGCTTTCTCGGTGCCGCCGCCGAAACCGCCCGCAAGGTCAAGATACCCATACCCGAGAGCCTTCATGCGGCATTTGACGGCATACAGCCCGTGATCCAGCTTGTCGCCATGTTTCCACCATGCTTCGGACGGCTTATCAAGCTCTTTGAGGGCTTCGGGTTTGGGCTTGGGAAATCCGTTCAGCCCCGCCGCCTTGATGAGCTTCAGGTAGTCCTCGTAGCAGATGTCCGTGTCCACGTCGCCCGAAATGCCCGAAAAACGCCCCGTCGAGCTGTTCTGCCACATTCCGACCGCTCCCGACCAGTTCAGCTTCGAGCCGTACTCCGCGAGCCACAGCGCGTATTTACCGCAGACCTCGGCGGTCAGATAGCTCTGAGCCGGAGAGCGCGAAATGTATATACCCGCGAAATATCCCGCCTGTTCGAGAGCGTTGCAGAACGCCGCCGCTATCGCCGAGACAGTGTTCCTGCCGAGAGCCGCAAGACCCTCCTCCAGATCGTAATAGATCGGATATTCAAACGTCTTGCCTGCGATGACCTCCATGCAAGCCCGCGCTTCCGCGAGGGCGTCGGCGGCGGTCTTGGCGTAGCTGTACCAGTAGACCCCGACAGGAATGCCGTACTTTTTGCACTCGGCGTAACTCCGCTCGAACTGCGCGTCCTTCTGCGAAGCATAGCGCCCGAAGCCCGCCTGCAAGATCACGAAATCCACCTCGTTTTTCAGCTTCCCGAAGTCGGGAGCACCCTGATAACGCGAGATGTCAATGCCTTTTGTTGCCATTCGTTATTCCTCCTTCCGCCCCGTCTGCGTCCCGAAATAGAACGCTATGACGACCGTAAAAATATTCATGAACTGCTCCCCCGAAACGACCTCCCGCCATGCCAGCCCGCAGAATACAGCGGTCAGAGCGAGGGTCACGAGGGATTTGACTTTAAGAAGTCCCGCGATCCTGTCTTTTAAGCTCATGCGTATCACGCTCCAAGTCGTCAAGGCGGTGGTTTATGACTTTTATCTGCTCCTCGACCACGGGAACACGCCGCGCAAAGTTGTTGTGTTCGCGGACTTCCGAGGTGAGCACGTCGAGTTTCGTGTCCGTCACCGCCTGCATTGTTTCCAGCTTGTGGGTCATCTCGCGGCTCGAAGCTCGGGTGTTTATTATCACCGTGACTATCGTCACCAAGCCCGAGATCACCGCTATCATTATGCTTGTATCCACACCATCACCTCAATCTTCCAGTGCCATAAAGCCGTCATAGGCGTACTGCTTCCCGCCCGCGAGCATTGTGCCGTATTCGGTGTACTGCCGCGCACAGCAGGCGAACAGCTTCGGCGTGTACGTCCCGCCGCCGCAGACCACGGGTAAAAATGCCGTAATATCGCTCATTTTCGGACACCAAAAGTAATTACCTATGTTGTTGTAGTCCTCGGTAGTGTAGGTGAGGTCTAAAGCATGGTAGTTTGTGTTGCGGCTTGTCGAACCTGAGCCGGTTGTGTACTGGCGGAAGATCACCGCAGTGCTCCCTTTATTGGTCGAAGTTATTATCATCACGGCATTGGTGTTGACGGTCGTGAGCATTATCCCGTTACTCGTCTTGTACCCGAAGCGGTACGCCGAACTGTCGTTTCCCCCCGCCGTTATCTGCCTGCCGTTCGCAAGCGTTACCGTTATGCCCGCAGAATCTATCACAAGCCCGCTCGGGAGCGTGCCTATCCAGTCCACGACCTCCGCGACGTTGTTCGCCCATGTGTCGTAGTATTCAAAAATCTTGCGTTCTATTGCCATTTTCCACCTCACAACCTATATTTAACAGCGTCCTGACGAACCACCGCAGCTTCCGCTTTTTCGGAAAAGAGCCGTATGTATGCCGCTTTGAGAAAGACCGAAGTGCTGACAAGCTGCCCGAAATCATACCAAGAGTAGGTATCTATGTACTCCATGTCTGATTTGACTGCCATAAACCCCCACTGCTGTCCGCTTGCCGCCGTTTCGCTCGTCACGGTCAGATGTGATATACCATCGCTGATAAGCTCCGTTACCGACACAAAAGGCGTGTGCTGGCGTCTGCGGTTATCGGTCTCCCTAACGTATGTCTTGCCTGTTTCGCTGTCCGTGTAGGTGGTAAGCCCGCCCTCCGACCAGCCGACCGCTATGGTCTGTTCGAGCGGCGACATTTCAGCCGCGAAGCCCGTCACCGAATCGGGATCGTCCAGCATATCAGCCTGCTGTGGGTACGGTATACCCTCATCTCCCCCGCCGCCCTCCGTGGTTATATGCGTATCGCCCAGATACTGTTCGACCACCGTTTCGCCCGTCTGCGGGTCCTCACTCACTACCGTGTAGATCGTGTCGTCGTCCAGTTCTCCCGCTTCTTTGATGATATCGTATTCCTCTTGTGTCAGCTTTTTGAGGTTGAGCTTGTCGAGCCGCAGGTCGAGCTTTTTCTGTGTCTGCTCCGTCTGCTTGCGGTCGATGTCGCTTATGTAGTCGTTGTAATATGAGTTGTATTCGGCTATCTGCCTTGAAAGCGGCACGACCTTTATTTCCCGCCTTGTTGTAGTGGGTGTGGTGATAGTCAGATCAACATTTGCGGGCGAAGTCAGGCGGCGTTTAAGTCCCGTTATCCGCAAGTCTCGGAAAATGCCGAGTTTGGGACACACGGTATGGTGCGTGTTGCCAAGCTCAAAGCCGTTATATCCCTCATATCCGAGCTTTTGCAAATCGGAAGCCGAAAGCGCTATCTGCACCGCAGGCGTTCCGAGGGCGGCAGCTTCTTCGAGCCCTATCTCATAGAGCTGATCTGCCATGCGCCTGACCTGCCCGCTCCACTGCGGCGCAAGCTCGTTTATCACAAGCGTACCTTCGTGTATACCGTACTTCCGCACAAGCTCCGCGTTATCTATGTAGAGCTTGCCCGAGGTGTTGTCTGCCGCCTGCTCTATCGTCAACCGCTTGCCGTTGTAGTCTGTCCCCCCAAGCGGTATGAGCCTTGTGACGAGCTTGTCCGCCGCGCTATATGTGGCGCGTATCTGCTGTAGATTATCGCCTATAACGATAGCCGTTTCGGACTGTTCGCCGAAGTCCGTGCTTGCGTCAAAGTAGTTCACGCCGTTTACGTGACGGGTGCGTATCTCAAAGCCGTAATTCTCAATAAACACCTTTTTCAGCGCTTCGAGGGTCGTGCAGTAATCAAGCGTTATTGCGTTAGCCGTAAAACGCTGTACTACCGTACCCATTGAGAATTGACGTGCTTCGTCTACCTTGGCGTTATGCGCATTGATGAGCTCCCGCGCTATCGTCATTGTTGAGGTATCGCTCGGAAATGTCAGCGCCGTCCGCGTATCGTCGAGAAAGTCCATTTCGTTCGCGCAGGTGATACGGCGGCAGTATTTGCCTGCTCTGTCCATACTGTCCTGTATGTCCGTGACCCTGCCAAAGAACCCGATCTTGTGAGTGTCGATGTCAAGCAGAGTTACGGTCGTTTGCTTTTCGGGAAAGCCCCACGCCGAGAACTGCGGGTATATCAACAGCGTGAGCTTTGTTATCGACGAAACTTCATAGGCGATCTCGTCCTCGTTCGCCAGCTCGTCGGGTGCTAAACTCTCCGTCTGTCCGTTTTTCTCAAATGTCACCGCATACACTACAGCCTCACCTCCGTGTTATCGTGCCACAGCTCATAGTATCCGTAGCCCGTGTTCTGTATCGTTATCAGCGCCCTGTCGGGCATTGTAAAGGGCTGTGAGAGGTCGAGCACCGTGCCGTTCAGTTTGACCTTGGACGTTCCCTCGGTGTAGGCTTTGAGCCTGTAGGTGTAGGGCGCGGCGGCGCTGTAATTTGCCGCCCTGTGACCGCCCGCACAGCTTGTGGGCGTGACCTCCTCGCTGTAGGTGAGCGCGATAGTCGCTTCGTTGACTGCAAGGTACAGACTGCCCGAATCGTTGCCGATCACCGAGACAGTACCCGCACTTTCACCGTCCTTTTGCACCGAAGCCGCCGTGACCTCCGCACCCTCGGGAACGCCCGTCAGCGTGAAATACTGCGTTCCCGAGCCGCCGCTCTGCGGTACATTTATCTGCACATCGTTTCCCGAAACCGTGGGTGTCGCCGTCCACTCGGGCTGGAAGATGTACGCATTGTCAAGCACATGGAACGACGTGCTTCCCTGCGCCGTGAATTTGTACACGCGGGAGCGAGTGCCGCCTGTTGCCTGCATATACGGGTCGCACGTGAACTCCGCCGTCAGATACAGATATTCAGCCGCTTTGATTTCACCCTGCTCCGATGTAATATTTTTTAGCACACAGTTCACAAACTCCCAGTCGCCGTCATAGTCGCTGTCCGTTATCCTATATGTGCCGTTGCTGTTCAGCCACGCGACCGCTGCCGCTTCTTTTTCTTTCAGCTCGTTTCGACTGTCGGCGAAAATCTTGAAGCGGTACACAAGCTCCCTTGGCTCGTAGAACAGCTCACCGTTCACCCGTGACCCGTCAATGCTTCCCTGCCGCAGAGGAATGTCCGTGCTGTTGCTTCTCGGTGTCAGATCGCCGACCTTTGAACCGTCGGCAATAAGTATCCCGAGGTCTGTCAAGGAGTTGATACCGTTGTATGTAATGTTTCGCAAGCCGCAGCCTGTGTACTCTTTGAAATCAGTAATCATTATGTCGCATATCCCCTCTGACTGAACGCTATCATCTGCCCTTGCTCCGCGTCAATGAACGGCGCTAACCACCGCCCGACTATCGTCCCGTCGGGTGTCACGAGATTAAATACGTAGGTCGGCGTTTCAGCGCCCTGTGCGCCGCTGTACGCGCCGTTTGCTCCACCCTTTGAAACTATCGGCGTGAGGTTGTTGAGCGGGTCTACGGCGCTTTCTGCGAGCCCGTGAGCGGCGTTCAGCACGTCTGCTTCCTTGTCGCTGATACCGAGGGCGAAGCCCTCGCCCGTGAAGCCGCCGAGCTTGCGCATTTTCTTCGAGGGCGAGTGTATGTCAAGTTCCTCGACCATAGCGTTATACGCTTTTACAGCGACGTAACGCGCCGCATTCTCCGCGATACCTTCCGCACGAACCATGCCGTCAGCAAAGCCTTGAACAGCGTACAAGCCCAGCTCCGCATACTTTCGGGAGGGTGAATTGGTCTCGTCATGCTCCGCCCATTCGTCCCGCACTTCGTCCGCGCCTTCGCCCGCTGCCGCTTTCGCTTCTTTGAGCTTTTCGTTAAAACCCTTAACAAACCCGTCGGGTCCCGCCGCGCCTAACAGCTCCATAGAGTGCTTGTAGTTGTTTATCTTTGCGCCTGCTATGCCTGTTATTTGGTTGAGCTGGCGTTCGGTAGTCTCTTTCTGACCCTGCATGAGCTTGTCGGTGCTTTCCTTAATGCCTTGATTGGTCTGCACCCACAGATCGGAGTAGTTTTTGAGCTGGTCTCCCGTGGCGTGGTTCATATCGTACACGATAGACCACGAATCAAGACCCATGCTCTTTAAGCTGTCGAGAAATTCCTGCGACATCAAGCCTTTATCAACTTTCGCTTGTAACTGGTCGATAGCGGTCGTCCAGTCGTTGAGGTAGTACGCCGATTCCTGCAAGTTGCTATAAAGATCGTTATACGTCACCGAGGTATCGGCGGTGAAGCCCTTGTAGAGGTCTACCGACTTTTCGATAGCGTTATACTGGGCGTTGTACATTTCGTCGTAGGCGTCGAGAAGAGTTGCGATGTCTGTCATCTGCTCCTCGGTGAACTCGTGTACCTGTCCCTTGATCTGCGCGTAGGCGGTTATAACGCCGTCCTCGGACTGGACTATCTGATTTCGCAGGGCTTCGGTGGCGTCGGCAGTAGCTACAAGCGATTCAGTTTGTGCTTCCGCAAGGTTGGCAGCAGAACCCGTAAGCTCGACCATCTTATCTTCCACAGTTTGGAGCTTGCCTGTATAATCGTCATAAGTTCTGTGTGCCGTATCAAGTGTCGTCGTGCTGTCTTCGAGAGCTATTGCATTGTCTTTCTGTGCTTGCTCCATCGTCTTATATGTCGCAGTAAGATTATCATGTTCGGCTTCGAGCTCTTTTATCTTGTTTATGCGGTTTGCTTCTGCCTGGCTTCCCTGCTCATATGCACCCTTAAGGTCTTTTTCTTTCTGTATCTGTTCATCAACCCGTTTGATGTGTTCTTTGACATCGTTGAGGTATTCGTCGTTTCTGATACGCTCCTTGACCTTTTCATCGTGCATTTTTTGGGCTTCTTCAAGTGCAAGTTCTGCTTCCGTTTGTTTTTTCACAGTTTCGGAGTAGATATCTTTATAAGCCTGCGCTTTTGCTTGCTTGTAGTAGCTCTCGGTCAGTTCTTCGACTTCCTTGCGGGCGGTCTGTACCAGTCCCGCTTCCTGATCGTATCGAATGTTCAGCCCTTCAATGGAAGAATTGAGTTCGTTTACGATCATTGCCATTTCGGACTTGACTTCGGTCGTCTTTTCTTCGGTGTCGTTCAGTTCATAGAGCCTGTCAACAAGTTTTTGTGTCGTCTTTTCCTGTATTTCTACGTCTTTTACGCTGCTGTTCCAGCCCTTTTGGCTGTCAGCGAGTGCTTTGCTTGCTTCACGCACACTCTCCGCGAATTCTTCCTCTTGATCGGTCAGTCCTTTGAGCGGTTCACCGACCTCGTCCATAGCGTCTGTGTACGAATTTATCATGGACGCTATCGCCGTGCCGACCACAGCTGCCGCACTTGCCGCCATGCCGACTGCCGAAAGAGCCGCGCCAAACTTAGCCGCTGCCGATACTCCCGCCGTCTGTGCAGATGTCTGGGCTGTCACAGCCGCCGTGTTTGCCGCTGTCGCTGTTGCCGCTGTAGTCTCTGCCGCAGTGACCTCGCCCTCTGCCACAGCTTCTGCTGCCGCCGCTACAGTTGCCGCTTCATCTGCCGCCGTGCCTGCGACTGTTGCTGCTGTCTCTGCCGCTTCTGCCGTTGCGTGGGCTGTCGTAGCCGCTGTTGCTGTATTTATTGCGGTGCTGATGTTTGTAAATACACTTGCCACGCCTTTTATGGCATCGCCCGCTTTTATCGCTGCAAATCCTACAGCGAATGCTTTTATAGCCGCTTCTGCTGCGAATATCGCCGCTGTAGTTTTGCTTCCGAAGCTGTCACTGATTGCCTTGTGAGCCGCTTCTATCGCGCCTGTCAGCCCGTTGCTCTTGAATGCGAGCGACATCTCACTTACAGCCTTTGAGCCGAACTGTGTGAACTTGCGGAGTGCAGGCGTGAGTTTTTCAGATACAGCTATCTGTGCGCCCTCAACCGCAGATTTGAACAGCGTTATGTCACCTTGAAGGTTGTCAAGCTGCGTTCCCGCCATCTTCTCTGCCGAACCTGCCGCATGGTCTATGTAGCCGCTTAGTTCTTCGTATCTCTGTCCTACGCCTGCGAGAAGGGCTTCTGCCGCTTTCATATCGCGGGTGTTGAACAAGGTCGATACGACTTTGTCACGCTCCTCCTGCGTTGTCATTTCCGCCATAACAGCGCGCATATCGAGGAATACATCGTTAAGGGAACGCATATTGCCCTCAGCATCGTATAAGCTGATGCCGAGATCACTCATCATTTCTTTCGCTTTGTTTGTCGGCGACATGAGGGAGTTCATCATGTTTCGGAGGTGCGTGCCGCCTTCTGCTCCCTTCATACCGTTATCGGCAAGTATGCCGAGAACAGTTGCCAGTTCCGTTGTGCCGCCTTTCAGCTTCTTTGCTGTGCCGCCGATCTGGAGGATAGCATCTCCGAGCTGTTCCACCGAGGTGTTAGACTTTGAAGCCGCCATCGCCATCTGGTTTACCATCTCGGTGGTCTGTTCGGTCGAAAGACCGAGGGCTGACTGTGCGTCTGTCACCATGTCGGAGGCTCTGCCGAGCGCCATGCCGCCCGAAGCTGCAAGATTCAGCACGTTCGGGAGCATTGCCATTGACTTATTGGCATCGTAGCCCGCAAGTGCCATATAATTGAGGGCTTCTGCTGCCTGAGTTGCCGAGAACGCGGTCGTTGCTCCCATTTCCTCCGCAAACTCACGAAGCTCTTGTATGTCGTTGGTGGTCACGCCCATTGTTGCCGCGACCTGGGACATTGCGCTGTCAAAGCCCATTCCCGTTGATACAGACTGCTTTGCAAAGCCCACAAGCGCGTCCTTGGCGGCGAGCACTGCTTTCGTAAACAGATTACCGAGCGTTACGACTGCGGCATTCTTCACCATTTCGCCGAAGCTTGAAGTCTGCTGTGCCGCTCCCTGCATTTGCTGTCCGAGCTGCTGTGTTGTAACGCCTGCGGCTGTCGTGCTTGTCTGGAGCTGTGTAGCTGCTCCTGCTGCTGTCTGCATACCGCCCGTGAACTGCCCGCTACCCATGTTTACGGCTCTTTGTATCGCCGCTTCATACTCGCTTGTGTCAAGGGTCAGTTTCCCTTGCAGATTCAGAAGATCCATGTTGTGTCGTCCTCCTTTCTCAGATATTTCGTAGCTTGTTCATGATGTCTCTTACCACATCTTGTGCTGTCAGCTCCTCTTTCGCAGCGAACCTTGCTTCTTTGAGTTCTCTGTATGTGAATTTGGGAGCAGAACCGCCATAGCCTTTCATCGTGTTTTCCGCAATGCATTTCAGCGCGTCTGCGATGTAGTTTCTGTAGCTTTCCTGTTCCCTGTATTTCAGAAAATGTGTTGATATATAATCTTTGCCGAATATTTCCAGTTTTTCTGTGTCTATCTCCGAAAGTATCAGCCCGTAGCGAACAGACCCATAACTTTCAACGAGATAAAAAAATCATTTATCCGGCTGTCTGCAAGAAGAAGGACGGCTGTTGCTTCAAGCTCCTGCGGTGTCATTTTTTCAAGCTCTTCTACCGTTGTAAAACACATTTTTGCTATAAGTTCCATAGTCAGGTCGGTGTTTTCAGCAAAGCAGGCGACCAGTATCTTGTCCCACTTTTTGTGTGCGAAAGCCTTTTGAAGCTGTTCTTTTTCTTTCTCCGTCTCGCTGCCCTCATATTTTATCTGTTCTGCACGTATCTTGTTTATGCCCGTAGCAGCCACAAACTTTTCAACATCGCCTTTTATCGCGTTCGCCTGCTTTATGAACTCAATGTTCGAGCAGTTGAGCATGGTCTTTCGTTCTGTTTTTTCTGTGTTTTCTACATCCTTAATTTCGGTCTCTGCCATTCTTTACATCCTTTCTGCAAAAAAAAGATACAGCCCTGCCCATAAAAGAGCAGGGCTTACTCTGTTACCCTTGACCGAGCAGGAGGTGTCACTCGGTCGTCTTTGTTACATTCACGTAGTATATTCTGCTATCGCCGTCATTAGTGACCTTGATCGTGACGGTGTTGTCTCCGTCTTCCCAGGTCGCAGCCGTGCCGCTTGTCACGGTGTCGGTGCCGTTCTTTATAACGACCTCCGCGTTTTCATCTGCCGCAGTCGCTGTTATGGTGTTTGTGCTGTTGGTCGTGGTCGCTGTATACTGAGTTATCGCAGGTGCAAATGCAGGCGATAAAGTCAGCGAACCGAGAGACAGCGCACTGAGCGTCGTGTCTGCCTTGTCGTAGTCTATGCTGTAGACGATCATCGGTACGACCGACTGAGCGCTAAGAGAAACATGACCCGTTATCTCGAGCGACGTCTGACCCTTTGCGTTCTTTCCTGTCGCAAGAGACAGCCCGCCTGTTGACAGAGCGTTCAGTATCTGTATTGCAAGAAATCCGCCGTTTGCCTTCTCACCTACCCACCAGAGGTTCTTGAAATCGGTCTGTTTGAGGTCTGCACGCGGTATGATCGACTTGTTCGCGGTGTTTATGTCTGCCGCGCCGAGGGTGAGCCTTATGAGCTCCGCAGAAGTGCCAAGCGCATTTGTTGCAAGTCCTACAGCCCAGCCGTCGAGGTGTTTGAGCTCCATCATGTTATCAGGGCAGTTGTCAACGTCCTCTCCGAGGTCGCTGTACGCAGGCTCACAATTGAGCGTTATGCCGCCTGTTGTCGCTGTTATCAGGTCGGACGATGTGAATCCGGGATTGTCGGGACTTGCGGCTGCCGCTTCAACATCGAAATTGCTAAGAAGCACACCTGCTCCGAGTTCGAGCGCGTCAAATGTATTATTAGGAATGACCGTATATCTTCCCATACTCTTATCTTCTCCTTTCAGTAGGCAGTCAGATACTCTGCCATTATGTTTATATACTTCCGCTTTACAAGATCATCGGACGGGTCAGCCATATTTTGTGAGAAAGGACTGCCGCGTTTAAGCCATACATACCCGTCGTCTGCTTTTATCACTTTTCCTTCGTAGCCTATTGCTGCGGATATCTCGTCCGATTTTTGTTCGGGTTCTTTCCATGATGTCGTGCGGTACCAGATCGAACATGAGATCGGCACATCGCCGCCGCCGAAGCTGTCCGTTGTCACGGTGTAGGTGATGTACGGCATTTGCGGAGCGACTTTTGAACTGTATATGCTGTTTTCCTCGTATGCGGGTATCCCGAAAGAAGAGAAAAAGCTGTACAGCGTCTGCATTTTTGTCATGTGGGCAGCACCGCCCTTTCCATCGTCGTGGAACGAAGCCCTGACAAGTTTGAATCCGTCGGTGCGAGTTTGTCAGTGTTTGAATGTAGGATTTTATAAGTCGTGCCGTCTTTGAGCCACTTTACGTATTTCCCTTCCAAAAGGGTCACGTTTTTTGCGGTGGTTATTCTGTAGCGCTTGATCTCGGTTTGTGCTTGCGCTATCTGTGCTGTCAAAGCCGCATCTTTAGCTATCGAAGCTTTAAATTCGGCACCTTCGACCCACACAACGTCGAAGCTCCCGTAGCCGTCCGACACGGTTGTTTCGTCCATCATGCAGAAGGTTTCGCTGTAATCATTAAGTATTGTGTCGGCTATCATAATTCATACACCCTCTTGTATCGGCGCAGGCGCTTGCCGAATTGATCTTGCCATGTGACCGCCGACCCGCCGCCGCTGCTGTAGCTACCCTTTTTGCTGTAG